AAGGTTGCAGGTCATCGAACAGATGCTCTCTGCCCAACCCGAAGAGGACTTAACTGCGCTCAAAGATAGCGACCCCGTGGGGTACGCAATCAAGGTCGCAGAGAAGATGGAACGCGAAAAGCAACTCTCCGCTGTCCGCGCAGAACGCGAAGCTGTGCAGGCCAAACAGGCCGCAGAGCAACAAGAACGGTTGAAAGCCCATCTCTCCCATGAAGCGGAACGGTTAAAAGCCGCAATCCCTGACCTGGCTGACGAGGTGAAAGGCGAAGTAATCCGTAAAGAAATCCGCGACTATGCAAAGTCTAACGGCTGGACTGACCAAGAGTTGTCGCAGGTGTACGACCACCGCGCCGTCATCGCTCTGTACCGAGCCATGCAGTTTGAGAAGCTGCAAAAGGCAAAACCTGCCGTGCAGAAAAAGGTAGCAGAAGCTCCAAAAGCTCTGAAACCTGGAGTCGGTAGTCAAAGAATTGACAAGGACTCCGAGATGGCTAAAAAGCTGTCTAAACAACTTAAACAATCAGGTCGCACCAGAGATGCTGCGGCCATTTTTGAACGATTTCTCTAAGGAGTTATAAAATGACTGTACCCACCAATACCTATTCGCGTTACGGCGCGATTGGTGTCCGCGAGGACCTCGCAGATGTAATCTATGACATCAGCCCCACCGATACCCCGATTATGTCGTCTATCGGCAAGGCTCGTGCCACCCAGACCGCCCACGAGTGGCAGACCGACGTACTGGCCGCTGCTACCTTTGGTAACGCCCTGGTTGAGGGTGACGACGCCACTTCGGCTTCGCTGACGCCCACGACCCGTATCGGCAACTTTACGCAAATCGTCGGCAAGACCGTTCAGATTTCCGGCACGTTGGAGGCTGTTGACAAGGCTGGCCGTAAGTCTGAGAAGGCTTATCAGCTTGCCAAGGCTTCTGCCGAAATCAAGCGCGACATCGAGAACATCATCACGGCTAACCAAGCCAAGAGCAACGGTACTATCAATACCAATGCTCGTAAGATGGGTTCCCTGCTGGCTTATATCAAGTCCAACACCTCCAAGGGTGCTGGCGTGACGACCGCTGGTGCAGACCCGACCGACAGCTCCGGTTCGTACACCCGTACCGACGCTGACACGCTCTACACCTTCACGGAAGCCATGCTCAAGACCGTCGCCCAGGAAATCTTCTCCGAAGGCGGCACACCGAAACTGCTCGTAGTTCCCCCGGGACTGAAGGCAACCGTTTCGGCTTTTGCTGGTGTTGCACAGCAGCGTTATGTAACCGGCGCAGAACCCACGACCATCGTGGCTGCCGCAGGTGCTTACCTGTCAGACTTTGGTCTTATCTCCGTTGTGCCGGACCGCTTTATGCGTAGCCGCGACGCTCTGCTGCTCGACCCCGAGTATGCTGCGCTCGCATATCTGCGTCCCTTCCAAACGAACGACCTGGCAAAGACCGGCGACTCTGAGAAAACTCAGATTCTTGCCGAGCTGACCCTTGAGGTTCGCAACGAAGCAGCTCACGGTGGTATTTTTGACATCAAGGCTGCCTAAACTGTAGTAAAATCGGGGGTGGGCCAGTCCCACCTCCGTTTCTAAATATGCAAAAACTAGGCGAAGATTTCGTAGCAGGAGAAAAGCGTACTTTCTACGCTGATGGCGAAGGCGGTCTCATCATCAAGTATGAGCAGGACGTCGCGCCGATATTAGAATTAAACAAAGCTGCTTATAACCAAACGGACGAGAGGGCACGTTGGGGCGAGATGGCTCACGTTGCAGAACTCCCGAACTCCGTAATAGCAGACTTGAATACCAAGGGCATTATGAGGGGGTTCACGGTGATAGACCAGAAGCGAATGAAGGCGTTTCTAAACGACCCGGAGAACCGTTATTTACGGACACGACCGGGGAGAGTTTAGTGGGCAAGATTCACGACAAGATTAAAGCCAAGAACAGACTAGAAGGTAAGAAAATAGCAATCTGCATCCCGAGTCGGGGTGAGATGGAGATAGGCACAGCCTTTGACCTAGCGGTCTTGTGTGCCTACGATGCCAGACACAGGGTGGGACATCAGTCAATTTACACGGTGGCTGGAACCCTGATATTTGACCAGCGCGAGAAGATGGCGCAGGAAGCCTTAAAAGAAGGCGCAGACTACATCTTGTGGATAGACGCCGATATGCGTTTCCCCAAGAACACGATAGATATTCTGATGGCTCACGACAAACCAATCGTCGGGGTCAACGCAACAACCCGTTCCATCCCTGTCAAACCAACAGCTAAGAACCTGTTGATAGACATGGAAAAGAAAGAAAACACCTGGATGCCTATTGTAAGCAAAGGCAAAACAGGTTTAGAAGAAGTCACCGCCGTCGGTTGCGGGGTGATGATGGTAAAGCGGGAAGTATTTGAAAACACACCGAAACCTTGGTTTTGGTTCGAGCAGATTTCAGGCGGCAAGTTACTAGGGGAAGATGTTTACTTCTGCATCAAGGCTTTAGATGCAGGGTATAAAACCTATCTAGACCACGACTTGTCAAACCAAATAGGCCACGTCGGACAGTACACGTTCGGCTGGCACGATTACCCAGAGACGAAAGATGGCACTAGCGACCTACAGCGACCTCAAGACTAGCGTTGCGAATTACCTCGGACGGAGCGACCTGACGAGCCAGATTCCCGACTTTATTACGCTGGCCGAACTCCGTCTGTCTCGTGATATTCGGACCCGCCGGATGCTGAAAACAGCAACCGCGACAATGACAGCAGGAGATGCAACAGTTGGTCTCCCCTCAGACTTCCTAGCAATCCGCGACGTATACCTGCAAGGCACTCCAAGAACAGTAGTCTCGTATCTCTCCCCGAGTGCGTTTTCTGCCAACTCACGGGCTGACGAACAAGGTCTACCCGTCTTTTATACCTTGCGGTCCAACGAGTTTGAGTTCGCTCCCAAACCAGATTCTGCGTATGTCGTGCAGATGCTTTACTACTACAAACCCGCGGTACTATCGAACAACAATAGTAGCAACGAGTTTTTAGCCAACTATCCTGATTCCTTGCTATACGGTTCTCTACTAGAGGCAGAGCCGTATCTTATGAACGATGCCCGTACTACAACCTGGGCCAACTTGTATAACCAATCTGTCGCTCGGATTAACACCTCTGACGAGGAATCCGAGTTTGCCGGTGTTCCCCTAGTTATGACCGTAACCACGAGGTAAAAAATGGCTGAATTTACTAACTATCTAGAAGATAAGATTCTTGACCATGTGTTGAGAAACGTCTCCTACACATCTCCTACTACTGCTTATCTAGGGCTCTTTACCGCAGCTCCGAGCGATACTGGTGGCGGCACAGAGGTCTCGGGTGGCTCCTATGCCCGACAGGTCTTGTCTGTAACCACAGCTTCCACGGGAATCACCACATCTTCCGCAGATGTCACCTTCCCGCAGGCTACGGCTACTTGGGGAACCATCTCCCACGTTGGGATTTTCGATGCCTTATCCACAGGAAATCTCCTGATGTATACGGCTCTCACGACTTCTAAGGTCATTGAGTCTGGCGACATCCTCAAAGTATCTAGCGGGAACCTCACCGTTACGTTGGACTAAATGGCACTTACTCTTGAAGATTTAGACCGCTTCGGGAGTCTTGACGATTTACCGTTTACCCTCGACTCAAACTGGGAAGAGGACGGGATATGTGGGCCATTTGCCCTTTATCACTTAGATTATTTCAACAGCAGCATTGACAATCTAGCCTTTTCGCTAGATGACCCTATCTGGGAGTCTCCAGATACCTGTATCACCCTGATTTACCAGCCGCAAAACATCTCTGCTACCGGGTCTGTAAGTGCAGACGCAAGCAGGGTAAAGGCGGTGGAAGGTAGTATTTCCGCGGCAGGTGATTTATCTACCGCAATTGTGGCAATCCGCACCGCATCAGGACAGATTTCTGCCTTGGGTAGCGTTTCTGCTGACGGAACGGCAGAACGGACGGTCTCAGGTTCAATAAGTGGTGCTGGCGCGGTAGTCGCCGGTGCTACCAGAACCCGATTGGTAGACGGAAGTATCACAGCCGCAGGTAGTGTGGTGTCAGCCGCCACACGGATTACAGACGCTCTAGGGACTATCTCTGCAAGCGGAGATATGTCGGCAAGCGTAGCTCGCGTTCTAGGGGCTAGTGGGGCGATTTCTGGCTCTGCAACGGTCGTATCTGATGCAATACGGGTAAGGCTTGCAGACGGGTCAATTTCTGCCTCTGCCGATGTCTTTGCCAACGCAGGATTTGAGGCTAACTTTGATGCTGATTTCTCGGCCACAGGCTCGGTATCAGCAGGTGCAAACGCAACATTTAGCGGTAGAGGCTTAATAACTGCAAGCGGACTGCTTTCTGCCGTGCTTTATAAGTTTGGCGAGGAATGGTCAATAGTTGCAGATGAGGCTAATACTTGGACCGCCGCAACCGTCCAAAGCGATAATTGGACAACCATTTCAGACGATGCGAATACATGGACTCCCGTTGTGGCAGTCAATGATTCTTGGACAGAACAAGCAACAGGAAACAATACATGGCAAGCAATCGCGTAACTTTTGGGGAATGGCTACCTGACCAGCCCGGTGTGATTGGTGCTCTCACCACCGCCAAGAACTGCTATCCACGCGCTGTCGGTTATGGCCCATTTCCGCAAGAGGTTAATTATTCCGCTGATGCAAGCCAAGACATCAACAATGTCGTGGCCGCTAGGGCTACAGATGGAACCACGCGAGTATTTGCTGGCGGGTCTACAAAACTCTTTCGCTTGGACTCGGGCGACCTGTCTTTAGACGATGTGTCCGCTACAACTTACACAAGCTCGACACGCTGGAGATTTACACAGTTTGGCAATAAGCTAATCGCAGGAAACGAAGCCAACACCCTGCAAGCCTATGATTTAACCTCTACAGGAAACTTTGCAAACCTAGCCTCGGATGCCCCAAAGGCTAAGTTTGTAACCGTAGTTCGAGATTTTGTAGTGACTGGATTTCAGACTTCTTACCCATTTCGGGTGCAATGGTCAGGAATTAACAACGAAACAACCTGGGCAGCTTCCGGCACTACACAAGCAGATTTTCAGGACATCCCTGATGGTGGAAACATCCAAGGTGTAACAGGTGGAGAGTTTGGACTTATCCTGCTTGAACGCAGTCTTGTAAGAATGTCTTATGTTGGAACGCCGCTGATATTTCAGTTTGACAACATCGCTAGAAATCTAGGGTGCTTTGAGCCAAATTCTGTCATTCAGTACCAAGGAATAACATATTTTCTCGGGGATGATGGTTTTTACGCGTGTAACGGCCAAAATATCGTCAACATTGGCGCAGAAAAGGTCAATCGCTACTTCTTTAATACCGCTAGAGAATCAGAGTTTGGCAGTATGTCGGCGGCTGTAGACCCGTCTAAAAACCTGATAATTTGGGGTTATGCCTGTACTGACTTAACTTATAGATTGTTGATTTACCATATCCCAACTAAACGCTGGTCTTATGCAGATACAGGTGTAGATAGGGTGGCTTCGTCCTCAAC